GCATTAGGGACAGCTGAATTTACAGCTGTAATATCAGCTCCTCCAACACTGTTGACGGCTGGTGTTTGTAATGCCACTAAATTTAAAGTATCTGTAGCGGTTGTTCCGTTAATAGCACTACTAAATGGTTGGTATTTAGGTGTTGCAGTAGCTAACCCAGTTCCAATTAGTCTTTCAAACTCAGGACTAGCCACAAAAGAAGCAACGTCACCATAAGTATTGTTTAATTGAACAGAAGAAGATATAGTAAAAATAAAATCACTTGGTCTTGTTAAATTTAAAACAGAACTGTTTTCATTATAATAATTATATCCTCCACTATAGCTGGTTAAAGTAGCACTAAAAGCAACAAAAGACCCTTGTTTAAATTCATTAAGTCCGAAATCAAAAACAGCTTTAGACTCTTCTACACTTACTGTAGTAGCTGAAGAACTACCATTTAGAACTTGGTAACTAGATGAAATAAATTGACCTGGAATATCTACAGAAGCACCCCTTGGCGTAACTAATGAAGTAGTATAATTTAATTTAACACTATCTCCATCTGAAGATTTCATATCATATCCATCCACATAATTCCCCAGCATCAATCTATTACCGGAACTAGTTAATGCCTTTGCCTTTAAAGGTACGTTGTCATAAAGCCTTAAAGATTCATTAGCAGAAAGCACTCTAAACACCTCTTTATTTCTGAAAAACACAGACTGAGTAGAATTGTCTGCCCAACCTAAATCAGACTTGTTGTATTTATCTATTACTTTAATAACAGTACTTGAACTCTCTTTATAACAAACTTCTATTTCTTTAACTAAATCAGATCCAGTATTAAAAAAAACAGTTGCTGAATGAAAGTCATTCAACATAGACTCATTTTTAACAGTATTAAAATCTATATTTACTGGAGGTTGTTTGGGTTTAAAAGCAGGTAAACTAAAAGGAGATAACGCAGAGTATTCACCATCTTCATATTTAAATCGATAAGAAAAAGAAACAAACTTGTCTGTTAAAAAACTTTTATCATCTCCAGAAGCAGACTCTAAAATGAATGTTGGTGCCGTTATAGGTGGCTTAACTATTAAATTAATTTCCTCTTCTGTTATTTTATCTACTCCACCTACTGGGGTAGCATAAGATCTATCTACATTTATTTTTCTTGGAGGATTTAAATCATCTGTAAATATCAAGAATCTATCTATTAACTCAACACCAGTTATTAAGTGCTTTACATTAAAGTTTAATACTGTAGTTGAAATAATATGATATTGAGTAAGAGATGTTTTTGCATTAAAAGAAACAATTAAATCAATTAATCCAGGGTCAGTAACAAACCAATATATAGTCTCATCAGAGTTGTCTGCGTAAGAACCAAGACATAAAGCGTTAGAACTTAATGCCACTCCTTCATTTGTGATATTAGTTAATAGTTCATTTCCTTTAGTGTTTTCTAAAGTACCTATTTCTGAATCTTCTGTTGAACCTAACCTAGCGTTTAATGCATCTACATATTCTCCAGGAGGTAGTATCCTTTCGTCAGTAGACTTATTCATTATGCCTTTGAAAAAGAAACTATTTAATTGCATATTACTTTATAATCTTGTCTTGACCTCTTAAATTCATAAGCAGTCTTCCTGGGTGAATGTTACTCATTCTTATCTTTGCATTTCTTAGTAATGCAGATTTGCTTTTTCTGTATCTATTAATAATATATTCAGGTTCACTCAATTTGGTATTTAATATAGAATAACTTATGTAAGAATATAAAAACTCTTCAAACATTTTATTTACAGTAACTAAAGAATCATCACCGTTTTCCATACCATCAGAAACATATTCTAATACAACTGACTTATTACCAGCTCCAGAACTAAAGTTGATAACACCGCTTTTTTTATCTATTTTAAAAGTAGGTAGTGCATTTGCTGTTTCTGTATTTAATCCATAAGCTCCTCCAATAGAAAAGTCAAAATACCAATTGCCTTCTAAACAAAAACCATAGTAACCATAATAAGGACTAGTTTCATTTAGATATTGACTTCTAGTAAGTCCAGCTATCCTATCAAGTGTGATTTGAGAGTTCTCAGGGCTTAATACATTACCACTTGCGTCAAATAATAAATTGTTATTGTTGTCTTGCAAGTATGCAGAAGCATAATTAGTTTGAATGTTTTCACTCAATGGAAATAAAGTTCCATTATAATAAATAGATATTCTAACCCAATTTACAAAATCAGAAGGCAAAACATATCTTAAGTTAGAACCCACATTTAATTGAAGTATTTTAATTTCCTTAAATGCATCATAGTTTAACTCTTGTATAGCTCTTTTAGCGTGAAACAAAACTTGATATCGGTCTATATTATTAATTAACTTGTTGTTACCAACATACATTAACATATAGTTATTTACGATATCCTGTAAAGAAACATATTGGTAAGACCCCCAGTTTTCACTGTTTTCATAATATTGATATTGTGATATATATGCCATTAACTATTTTCTTGTATGGTTTCTGTTTTTTGCTGTGAGTCAGCTGCATTATATATATCAGCCTCTCTAATTGATAAACCAGCGTATTTTAAAATACTTATAACTAAATCAGTCTCATCTGATAAAGGTAATTCAAAGTCTTGATAATCTGCTTGAGATTGATCAAACATTGGTTGTCCACCTGTTAAACTTTGATAAGTCCATTTAGGATCTTTTGGGTATCTAACATATTGTGTTTGTAGATCTGCAGATCCTGATATAGTAGTTGGATAAGCCGTAACGTTATTACCTTCTAATACATAAGCAGGATACTGTGTAGTAGGTGAAGTTAAGTTAGAATTAGTTAAATAAAATATTTTATCTTGATTTACTCTTTCTACTTCGGCAATATTACTGTTATTATATACCGCATAGTTTTCTGCAGTAACTATTATGTCACTACTTAAATTTAATGAAGTGTTGGCAACTGCTGTTACAAATGCAGATGTAGCGTCTGTAGTATTAACCACTATGTCACCTACACTTACTACACCTAAAAAATTAGCATCAACATCATCTAATTTACCTGCAGTAGTTCCTGTAGTAGTTCCTGAAGCTAATTGGTTAGGATAATAGAATATTTTATTAATTAAGTAGTAATCTAAAGGTAGAGAATACATATTGGCATTTACTCTAGATAAAAACGAGGTAACTGAAAAGCTATCTAATACTTCTTCTAATCCTTTTTTAATATCCGCATAACCTGTACCAGAAAGTCTACCTAGCCTATTGTTCTCTTTGTTTATTTGAGTATTATACTGATAAAAGTAATCTTCAAATATATCTAGCTGTGCTTGTTTTGCGAAAAGGTTAAAGTCAGCTGGGGAGATGTATCCGTAATTATTTTTATTCAGTATAGAAAGAACAGTATTTCTAACAGAATTTATCATCTAAAATCTTTTGATACAAAGATAAGCAAAAAAAAAGAGCCTCTAGTTACAGAAGCTCTTGTATAGTATAGTAGGTAAAATATTATCCTATAGATATTCCTATTACTCTGTAAGGTAAAGTAGATACATCGTGAGATACATCTGTCCAACTAGAAGAGTAGCCTTTAACTATTGATTCTTCAATCAAGTCTCTAACTGCTTCACTTCCTGAAGCAACTGGAGTGTGTGTTAAAGTAACAACATCAGTAGCAGCAGCTGCGTCATAAGTAATGGTAACAGTGCTAGTACTAGCTTGCTCTACTAATAAAACTCCTGATCCAGAAACTAATTGACTATTATTAATAGTAGCTGAATGAATAAAATAAGATTTTGAATCACCAACCCCACCGTTATCAGCACCTAAAGTATCTACAGCAACTGAAGTAACTGTGTGATACGTGTCATCTGTTGAGTTGTGAATAATATCTCCTATTTTTACACCTAAACTAACAAAGTCAACACCAACGGTCTCGTCAATTAATTCATTAGGCACTCCGTCAGAAGTAGTAGTCCCACTAGTTATTAGCTTATATACGGGTATGTTTAAAAACTTCTCCATATCTTAAGCTATTGCGATTGCGCTTACCGCCTGTGGTAAAGAGTCCATTTGTAAAATAACTTCAGTCCATTGTTGTTTCAATACTTGAACAACACCATCCTGAATAGCATCTCTCATTTCTTCACTTCCAGAAGATACTGGAGCGTGAGTTAGAGTTACTTTTTTTCCTCCTCCGTAATATAAAGTAGTAGTTGTGGTTGGATTTGCAACTGGTGAAGCTCCATCTCCTACTTCGATTAATTTAATGTCGTTACACGAGACTAATTGATTTTGCTCGTTTGTAACTGGTATACTTAAAAACTTTTGCATTGTTTAAAAAATTAAGTGGTTAATAATCTTACAAAGATAGCCTATTTTT